CCCGCCACATCTCAAACTGCGTTACCAAACAATCCTCAAGAGGAGTAATGGTCGCCAAGGCTTCAAGCCGTCGCAAGGTAGATGCTGCTGTTGCCTCAATCTTTGGTTATGATCGAGCCACGCAACCGCCTGAACCCAAGGCGCCACTAACTAGATATTTTACAATCCAGGTTTAATCTAGTTCATCATCACATTTTGGATTAGTGCAAACTGCACCTCTAGTTATACTCCAATCCAAATCACTTTTGCACAAAGGGCATTTCATATTTACATCCTTTCCAATCAGAACAGAACCAATGTTTTGGCGCTGGCCCTTTCTTACCTAATGTAATGCGATAGCCTTCGTTCATTGTTTTACCGCACTTTGGACATTTCATTTTGCCTTCCTAGTGATTAAGTATTTCCTAACCACTACCTTAATTATACTTTTGACACTTTTTAGAATTTAAAAATTTAAATTTATTACGCACAACAATTGCAAAAATTTAAAAGACACGCCACGATTTGACAAATGAATTTAACAATAAGGGGGAGTAAATGAAAAAAATAAATGCCACTTTATTAGTGGAAGTAGTTGGGGTTGCCTGCGTAACAACAGGCTTAGCAATACTTTCAGTTCCAGCCGCGCTAATCGTGCTTGGAAGTTTTTTAGTATGGATTACAGAAAAAGGTAATTAATGAATTTATCAAGAGCCTTACGCGGTGCTAGTGAGAAGCGAGCAACAAATCAATTTGTTGAGCCGCTAGTTCCAGGCAGACCTGCTTACAGTTCTCCCGCAGGAGTTGTAGTTTCATCTGAAACCGCAATCCGCATGAGTACTGTTTATGCTTGCGTTCGTTTACTTGGCGATACAATTTCATCATTACCAATGGGCGCTTATGTTCGCAGAGGCCGCCAAAGAATTTCCTACGCCGCAGTTTATGGCGATGTTCCTGCTTGGGTAAATTCACCAAATCCTGAATCAACTCGAATGGAATTTTTAGAGCAAGTTCTTGCATCTTTAAATTTGCGAGGCAATGCCTACATTCTTACAGTGCGTGATGATATGGGTGAGGTTGTAGAACTTTATTGCATTAATCCTGAATCAGTAAGAATTAAACGCCCTAATCCAAATGAACCAATTGTTTATGAAGTAACCATTAAAGAGTACGATCCAGCAGGCGGAGTTTATACTCAAGATTTTAACCAGAAAATAATGACCCTTACAAAAGATGAGTTGTTACATATTCCATTATTTAAATTACCTGGTTCTTTCTACGGCTTAGGCCCAGTTGAAGCAGCAAGAATTACTATTGGCGCTGTTATGGCTGCTGATACTTATGCTGCTTCTTACTTTGGAAACGCAGCAAATCCTGGCGGCATCATTGAAGTACCTGGTGAATTAACTGAGGAACAGGCAAGTAACATTGGCCGCGATTGGAATATAACTCACTCAGGCCCTTACCGCGCTGGCAAGATTGGTGTGCTAACAGGCGGTGCAGCATTTAAACCACTTTCACTAAATGCCCAGGACGCCCAACTCCTAGACACACGCCGCTTCGGTCTTGAGGAAATTGCCCGTCTGTTCCGCGTTCCGATCAGTTTATTAGGTCATCCAGTTGCAGGTGCAATGAGTTTTGCTAGCGTTGAAGCGCAGAATCTTTCATTTGTACAACACTCACTTCGCCCATTATTAGAAAGAATTGAGCAAGCACTATCATCTTTGCTTCCTGAAAAAGATGGCTTTGTTAAATTTAATCTTGATGCACTTCTACGCGGAACAACAACTGAGCGTTATGATGCTTACACAAAAGGTTTGCGTGAAGGTTTCTTGAGTTTAAATGATGTTCGTGCAACTGAGGATTTATCACCATTAGGTGAGGCTGGCGATCAATACCGAGTTCCTCTACAAAACATTGATGCTGCTGATGCTAAAGATGTTGGCTTAAAGTTAAGAACTGAAATTGTTACCGCACTTATTCAGGTTGGCTTTGATCCAGCAGCCGTTAATGCAGCAATTGGTTTGCCTAAGATGAAGCACACTGGAGTTCCAAGTAGCCAGTTGCAACAGGTTGCATCTATTGATCCAGGCGATCCAAGCGCAGTTTATGAGGTTAAGAATCGCAGAAATGATAATCAACAACCTGCTTCTGAATCAACTGTAAATGTTTCATTCCCTAACTCAACTCTTGAGCCAATGGTAATGATGGAATCACCAGAGGTAAATGTTGCTGCTCCTAATGTAACTGTTGAGGCACCTAGTGTTCAAGTAACTAATAACATTGAACAGAAGCGTGTTCGCAAGCGTGTTATACGAGATAAAGATGGTCGCATTGATGAAATTATTGAGGAATTTATTAATGAGAATGAATAATGGCAACAGGTTTAAGCAATTATTTAGCAAATAAATTTTTAAATGGATTAGGAAATGGTAAAACATTTTCTATCCCTATTGTTTATGTGCAACTTCATGTAGGCAACCCTGGTGAGGATGGCATTAAAAATACTGCTATTGAAACTACTCGTAAACTAATTTCTTTTACACCAGCCTTTATAGGTGGTTTATCATCTGATATAGATTTAACTTGGAAAAATATTGCAGGTTCAGAAAATGCAACTTATTTTACTATTTGGGATGATTTAGTTGAAGGTAATTTTTTATTTTCAGGAACAATATCAGGTGATCTTTATATTGCTGGAGATACTTTTACAATACCAAGTGGCTCATTAACAGTTTCATTAACGCTTGCAAATTAACAGAGGGGAATAATGCCTACTTCATATCCAAGCAACATTGATAATTTTACCAATCCGACAGCAACAGATACTCTTGATTCGGTAACAGTTCTTCACGCCAGCCAGCATACAAATATAAATGATGCAGTTGAAGCAATTGAGGGTGAATTAGGAACTAACCCAAAAGGAAGTTTTGCATCAGTTAAGGTTAGACTTGATGCTCAAGCAAGCGATTCAGATCAATCAATTCTAGCAAATCAGATATTCGGATAGGGGATAACAATGGCCACATATACCAAAGTATTACTTTCAGGCTCAACACAGGGTCAGCCAATCACAGTAGTTCAGACAGCATCTACTGGTACAACTATCCATTCAACAGGCACATCATCATCAATCATTGATGAAGTTTGGTTATACGCAAATAACACATCAACCTCTCCAGTATTACTTACAGTTCAATTTGGCGGAACAGGCGCAGTACAACACGCTAAACCAATTACTCTTTCTCCACAATCAGGTGATGTTCTAATCGTTGCAGGTTTACCTTTAACAGGAACAGGTTCAGCCGCAAATACAGTTGCAGCCTTTGCCGCAACCGCTTCTGTTATTACAATTTCAGGTTACATAAACAGAATCTCCTAATGGCTAATCCAAACCGCAGGGGGCAGGTTGGCTCCGAAGTATCAACTGGTATGCAGGGTGCTGATTACACACCTTGGGCAAACACTCATTTTGTTTTGCCTTACGGATTGCGCTTACAACAAACTAAAAACGCTGGCGATACATCAGTAACAATTCCTAGTGGAATAACTTTTGTTTATGCAATTTGCGTTGGCGGTGGCGGTGGTGGTGCAAGCACAGGCGCTGGTGGAGGTGGAGCAGGTGGTGTTGCTTGGGGTTGGACTTTAGCAAACTCAACTTGTGTTGTTGGTTCAGGTGGCGCTGCTCAAACAAGCGGTGGATATACTCGTTACGGAAATGTAATTGCTGGTGGTGGAATTACTGGTAGTGGTGGTGCTGGAATTTTAGGTAGTGGGGGTGGTCCTACCTTTACTGGCGGAACAAGTTATTGGGGAGTACCAGGCGGTACTACTAACACAGCACCAACAAAAGCAAATTCAGGCGCTGGCGGCGGTGGCGGTAGTGCATCAACAACTAATGGAGTTGCAGGTGGAGCAGGTGGAGATGGAATTTCAGGTGGAGGCGGTTCTACTTCAACTGGAGCAGGTGCAGCAACTAATACTGGTGGTAATGGCGGTTCAGGTTTAGTAGGTGGCGGTGCTGGCAGAGCAACAAGTTCATCAGCAACTAATGGAAATGTTGGTGGCACTGGTGGTAATGGCGTAAATATTTTGACTGGCGTTCAAACAACTGGCGGAGCAGGCATAACTGCTACATCCTCAACTGGTGCTGGCGGCGGTGGCGCTGGTATCGCAGGTAATGGTTCGGCTGCTGTAACAACTACTGGCGGTGCAGGTGGGCTTGGCGGCGGCGGAGGCGGTAATGGATCAACAGGCGGCGCTGGCGGCGCAGGAATACTTTACCTTTTTTACTAGGAGATAATTATGAGCGCA